CAAGACCATGTTTGATTAGAAATCTGCCAAGCCTTCCGACTGTGAATACAGGGCCGGTGCCATAGGATTTAAACCAGTTTGTGTTCATTTTGTTTCCTCCTGTTTTGTTTTTATTGAGTCGTAAGAAATTAATCCCAGTGATAGGGCCAAGGCAAACCCTAAAAGCTCACATGAGCGCAAATGGTCAGGCCAATCAGAACGCCTTTGCACCCATGAATAATCACGCGGGTTATTCTTTTTGGATTTTCGGATTTTGCCAGCTAAATGCCGGTGATATTCTTCCACATCAAGTTCAGGTGAAATAGTCCAATTAAAAAAGGTTTTTCCCTTCATCACATTATCCATTTTATCTTCTAGCAAATCTGACTTGAACTCCAATATTTGTATCTGGACGCGCTTGGCAAGTTCAGTCCCTATGTACGGGTCATGTCCACCCTGCCAGCGATAAGGCTGATAGCGAACGCTTCCAGAATCATCTTGTACCCTGAACTCGCGGTGATTTCCAAACGCCATTGCCGGATTCCATCCGTTCCACATTGGCAGCGCGTCTTGTATCGGCGGGTCTAGCAACCCCCTAGATGGCATTTCCATGTTTGCACAATTCTGCAAAACCTCGCTCCGGTTATATCGCGAGTCAATAATTACAGCCTGTGGGATAATGCGGTGCTTTTCTTGAAGCTCATCAATTTCGTGCCACTGGTTTACCGGCCTGTATTCAATACCATGTGCAGCGTCTTTTCCATTCCAAGCACGAACTAAAATCCAAAAATATGGCGCAATTTGCTGGTGGTCGCCTGAAAGAATTTTTAGCCATTCTCCGGTCACTTCAATATGTTTCCCTGCCTGCCCTACGCGGTCTATGCTCACGCTCTGATTACAATCTGGCTCGGCTAAATCTGAATTGATAAAGCCCTTGACGCCATCAATAGATTTTTTTGCGGTGAGAAACTTTTTTGCCATTGCGCCGAAATCACAATCGCGGCTTGTCGCATACATAGATGGAAGATGCCAGCCGACATAGCCGGGAACACCTTTGGCCGTTGCCCGCCATTCGCCATTCTTGTTCATCCAATGCTTGTGTGAATTTAGAATCTTACCGGCACAATGGGGACAGACCATATGCGCGGTTTTAACAACCTTGTCCAGATTCCATGTGCCGTCATCGTTGCGGGCTGAATCATCCCATTTTATAAAGGCTTCGTACCCCTTGGATTCAAAGACTGTGAAACGCTTTGACCATGCGAGAACAACATGCTTCTTACAATGTGGACACGGGACAAAGTAACGCCTTTGGTCAGTCTTTTTGAATTCTTCCCATATGCCCGTCTCTGGTAATGTGGGGGTGGATTGCTTGTATCGTCTAGCCTCTGGTACAGACTTGGTTCGTTCATCGGCCAATGTGACTGGATTAGCCTCTTTGCTGGTTTCAGTCTGCGCTGGATACTTGTCAATCTCATCCTGCCAAACAATGTCGCAACGATTCTCGGCAAGCTGGCTGGCGGAATTAGAGCCGGTAACGTCTATGATGCTTCCGTTAATTTGCATCTGTCCGCTAGAGAAGTCGTGACGTTGTGAGCCTTTGGGGATTAAATCGCGCAGGCAAGGCGTGGCGCGTATTGCTTTTTGCAGGCGGGTCTTGGCAAAAGACTTTGCTCCCGCTGGCCCTGTGCCACCTGTAGGCTTAACAATGAGGCATCTGGTGGATTCATTGGCTAGGCGGTAACAAATGCCAGCCATGTTTGAAACTGTGTTATGCGTGGCAATGAATCTTTCGCCCGCAAGAAAACAATGGCTTGGATGTTCAACTTGAATACATTTAACCAAAACGGAAGGGCGGGGAGTTATTGAAACAACCGTTCTATATCCGCGTTGGCGGTTTCCTAAAATCTTATCTGGATGTCTTAACAGGCTTTGTTTTCTGGAAAGTTTAAAAATTGGCTGGCTGCTATCGGCATAAAATGTGATGCGCCAACGGCGGCTAACAATCCTGCCATATAGCTTTGCATCCGATTCTTTGATTGAGGCTTTTATTCCAAGGCTTAGGACTAATTCAAAAAAACTCATTGCAAGTTTTTTGTCTGTTGAACAATACTCGCATCCCTTGCCGTCTTTTCCGCAACACCCATCTGTGTCCATTAATCCCTGCAAAAGCTCCCATCTTTGGGAAACGCTTCCGCGCAGGTAGTTGTTTGGGATGCGCTTGTTTTGAAGAAGCCGCATTTCCCTAAGCCTAGATGTAAATGAAGACCTGTCGTTTCTGCCCCCATATTTTAAGGCTGAGTCAAGCCCAACCACAATGGCGTTGCTTCGCTTGTCTGGCCTTTCAAATCCTATTCTTATTCCATCATTTTTTAAATGCTCCAAGATTTCCCTGTCGGCGTTGCAAAAAGTTATTAATCCACACCGCGAATGACCGTCCCCAAGCCATACGCCCAAAGCATAAGGTGGAATTGTAAATTTTTTGTGGGCATACTGTATGGGCTTGCAGCACTCAATGGAGTGTGCTGGCCTGTCTCTTTTCCAAAGCAGGGTTTCAAGCATTTGCTTTGTTGTGCCAATCCATTTTTCCCGCGTGGATATCTTGCGATAAGAAACCATTTTCTTGCTAAACCTGCTGGTTTCCCAAAGGTGTTCTTCGTCTGCGATTATTTCGCTTCCGTCTGAAAACTTCACAGAATAGCATGGGCGGTTTTTCATCGGCGGCGTAACAAAATTAACCCGCGTTGGCGAGCCATCCGGCGCAAATACATAGTCGCCCGGTCGAATATAAAACATAGCCCTGAATCCATCTGGCGTGGGGATTGGAGTATTTAAAGCCAAAGCCTTCCCCGCGCCAGTCCCAAATACCGATACAAAATCAGTCCCGCCTTTAAGGCTTGGTGGCAACGGCCCCCATGCGTCAACCGGCTCGCGCAAGTATTCTCTGCCGACAAGCGTGAACGGCCCCTTAATCTTCGGTTCATTCAGTACAAAATTAGCCTCTGCCCAAACAGAAGCGAATTGAACTGGCTTGGGCGCACAGAAACGGTCTATCAACGTGCGGACAAACGCGGCGTCTTGAGGGCGGATTTGTGCGGTTTCGATCATCCCAAGTGAACAAATGGTGCGGGTGATGTTAAAACGATTCCCGATTCGCAAATCTTTTCAGCGGGATACCATGGCCCTTTGGCGGATTCTGTTGCCATCTCTCGCACTTCCCGCTTGAACTTCTTCAACATCCTGCGCCTAGTTTTGCCGGATAGGTGCTTCATTTGACGATGGATTTTTTAACGGCATCAAGTGTTAGCTCAATCCCTTTTTCTATGCCCCCGACATATTCCACAAAACACACTGGAATAATAAACATGGCACACCATGGCGTTTGATGATTTTGAGCAATGGCACAAGCTGAAAGGAAAACGGTTATGTGGCTGTAGATTTTAATATGCTTTATCATTTCGGCTCCTTAAGCTGTAACTTGGTTGATTCCGTCCACGTCCTTAAAACATTCTTTGCCACTTCGGGCGATTCAGGATTGCACATGCCCGCCAATGATTCTGGCATTTGCTCAATTAAAAGTCGGAGCGGAGAAAGTAAATCAACCCACAGCTTCTTTTCAATCTGCGGCAATTCCAACAACTGCCCTTCGGCAACCTTGTTTTCGCGCTCCTGTTCTTCGGCCTTTGCCAAGTTCAGTCGCGTAATGCTGCGCTCCTTGTCTCCGTAACAGGCTTTAAACACATCCGCCGCCGTCAACTCTGTTGCATCCCCAAACGGTATCCCTGATTCAACCAGACGGCGTTTAAGCGCGTCCCTGTGCATTCCTAGGTTAACCGCCCATCGCGTCATGGTTGCGCTGATTTGTGGCTCGTCGTGGGTTTTAGGCATTATCTTGGCTTGGTTGAATATCCTTTTACAACTCCATCTTTCCCAACTTTTACGGCAAATCGGCGACTCGAAATAGAGTTTTTGGCGTTGTTGTAGAAACGCAATGTCCTTTGCCGAACAGCGAACCATTCCCAATCTTCGGGCGAAAGCTCATGCTTGGTTTGAACCAAACTTTTAAGCCTGTTGTAACGCTCCTGTTCCTCTTTCGTCCAGCTAAACCAGTTTGATTTTGAAGTGTCATTTGTCATTTTAGAAAAGTGGAAACCGAAACACCGCATTGCTGGACGTGCGGACGATTTCAGAGAATTTTCCAAGCCTTTGCCACGGAAATCTAAAGTGTGTGAAGCTATCTCGCCGGATGCGATGATGGCAGGCAGGACAGCACATGAACGGCGAAATGTCATAAACGAAAACAAAGCGCCCGCTACACTTTGGGCATTGAATTGGCTCAGTCTGGTTCATGGTTCAGATTGTGCGGCTATCGTGCCAGCAACGCCGGATTTCTACCGGAGCCGGTTTAGAGACTTCTCATCGTTCCTAAGTGGCAATTCAAACCCGTTAATTAAGCAACAAGAGCATAGAATGACAGCGAATAATCTGCAATACAAAAATTGAAAAATCTTTAGAGGGTGTGCGATGATGCAGCCGTATGACAGCTAACGCCGAATATTTTTACCGATTGGCTACCCGTCTTTTTAGCCGGGATGCTGACATACAGACTGAGCCGCATGGTTTAACCGCCGTGCGGCTCTTTCGTGTTTATGCCAAAGAAAATTAATTGGAAGCAACAGAAACGCCGGGAGTCGTTCTTTTTACGACACGGTTATTTCCCCAAGGGGAAGAAGCCCAAAGGCAAGCGGCCTGTCATCTTCTTTGGAATGAACACACGTTGATGCTCTTTGCTATTGTGAAAAGTTAGTGATGGAAAGTGCGGTATCACTTCAAGTGAACCCAAGCCCGTAAAAAGGGTGCATTCGATTTCTGGAAAGCCAGACACGTTACTTCGGGAGCGCACGGCGTTTGAGAATGCATTGTTGGACTGGAAACAAAGAAACCTCGTTGAACCGGCAGACCAAACCGAAAGACCTGAGACTCACAAAGCTGGTGCAGGACATACAAAGCATACGTTGAAGCCCTCCGTGTTTATTGGGGAGCGATTCAGGAAAAGCAGCTATGACTTTGGTTTATATAAACTTACCAAGGGTGGATTGTGTTCAAATTTCCTGTTGCCCCGGCAGATTAACAGCGCAAAATAACTGTCCAATTTAAATACAATAACAAGACGAAACGGTTAAATTGATTGCATGGATTTAGCCTAAAAGTAACATGTTTCCTTGCAACGACTTACGTAAATGGAATCTGTTGTTTTTATAGGAACACCATATAGTGCAATACATTACGCTGTATTAGCGATGCTATATTCAATCTTTTTGTGTTTGTGATGTTGTCCGTTCCAATGACTGCTCTTACTTCTGTTTTCTGTTATGTATGAAGGCTTTGTATTGGAGTAATGAAAGCACTCATATTGATTCCGCTGTTGGGTCAGGTCAAATGATGCACAAGGTCTGATGTGGTCTATCTCCCACAATTCACCGTAGTTCTGCCACGTCATATCAGGTTTGAATAGTGATGATAGATGCGCTTTTAGTTGTTCGATGGTGCATCCCAAATACTCTACGGTGTGATTGGTTTTGTAAACGTATTGACGGCGCAACATCTTCCATATTCGCGTCCGTATGGAATTCTTAATGCGGTGTGATGGATTGAGGTTATTGCGCTTATCACGCTTGGCAATGCGCCACGAATGGACTACTGGATGTCTAATCCAATGCTTGTTGTCATCGTAATGCGCGAGAGTGGCAGGACAATCAAACTGTGATTTGTAAAACTCTGGTTCTGGCTTTCTTTTTTCTCCTAATCCCCAACCCTTTTGCTTCTGTGGCATCCGTGGCGTGAACAGTCCTGCGCGTTTGAGGTAGTAACGAACAAGTACGCGGCCAATGTTCAACAACGAACCTATTTCGCCAGTCGTTTTGCCTTCATTCCAAAGCCTGATTATCTCATCATGTTTTGGGTGTGGTGGTTTTTCGCGTTGCTTGGCCTTTATCTTTTCATTACGAGAAGCAAGACTGTGATTTGAGGAGCATTTAAGGCCGCAAAACTTCGCAACTTCCCGCGTGGTTTCAAACTGATTACTGCAATGCAGGCATGATTTTATCATAAAGAAAAACCCGCTCGCCGTCATCACCACATGGTAAGTGTGAAGTTCGCCTAGCAGCGAATGACAGGAGCGGGCCTAAATGATTATTGACGAACTTCACGCCGTCATTCAATCAAAACCTTGATTAATTGTCAACATTTATCGTTAAAGCCAAATGAATCCTGATTTATATCAATATCTATCCAATATCAGCTAGAAGTTGCTATAAACGGTTATACAAGCGATTTGTAGTTCTGTTTCAGGAATGTATCCCACCTGAATCAAGATGCGTTATAGCGAGATTGGGTGCGATTGCGGGATGTTGTGGTTAGTGTCCAAAGCGACCGACAATCTTCTTTCGCGGTTGAAATGGCTGTAAGCATTTAGTAAGGCGACTATCCCCTGACGACAAGTAACCCTTGATTTCATTGTGTTTTTCATACATAAAATAATTCGCACAAAATGTTAAAATAGTTCTTTACATTATTCGCACATTATGCGAATATATTTCCATCGAAGGCAATCAAGCCTCCGGTAAAAAAATAAAAAATATGAAACAAATTAAACTCGGTTCGGTTAACGCAAAATTCGCTTGGATGCTCCGTGAGCATCATGGATGGACAACGCTCCATTCGGGCTACGTCTCCAGTAGCGCCGAATTTAGCAAGGAATGCGATGAGGTCGTGATTGAGGCTGCTAATGACTCCAGCGACCAGCCGAGCCTGTTTGAACGCGCTGAATTTCTCGAATGCGATTATTACGAATCCCAATTCGCCAACCTCAAGCCGGAGACGACGCATATCGTCGCCAAGTCCACCAACGACATTGAGCAGTTCAATGACGCGACGACTGCGCAGGCAGCGTTGGATGAAGCGATGCGCGACCACGGATATAGCCGGTTGACCGTTGACCGTGGCGGTCATGCTGGAGAGACGATGCGGACGGACATTTCGGACATAGACATCGCTGTCTATGTTGGCAATGACCGGCTGACGTTCCGCGCTGGTGATTTGGACGCCGAATTTACAAGCGAGGACGTGCTCGAAAAAGACGAAGATTTGACCTCCGAGGAAGTGTTGGCGATTCTGGAAATTATCAACAGCGCGCTCGTGGAATTGAGCGCCGAATAAATTTATGTTCGCCACCGAACTTAAATCAGAATTGCAGCGGCTCGGCCTCACGCAGGCCGAAGCCGCTGCGGAATTGGACGTATCTGCCCGCGCCATTTGGAAATGGCTGCACGGAAGCGAACCATTGGCCGTAACCGCCGAAGGTGTGTTGGCTCGACTGAAAAAACTAAAGCCCAAAAAATGAGCTATAACTTCAAAGATTTCGACGCGCAATTTCCAGATGACGCCGCTTGCTTGGCGTTTATATTCAAGGCGCGGTTTGCGAACCATGTTTGCTTCGATGCTGGCGGGTTTGACGCCAGCCAAAGCAGCCGGTGAAACTTCGATTTGATTTTATCCATGCGCTCATTTTATCACATTTCTAAAAATTGTTACGGGGCGTCAGGGGATAGTCGCCTTTGGTAAAGTCTTCTGCTGCCTCCTTAATCCAATCGGGTGAGGTGGGAGAGGTGACACGGGTGTTCCACTTCTTTGCATCAAAAGCAAAGGCATATAGAAAACAGTCAACATTTTCGCACCAGCAATGACCGGGTTTGTATTCAAATGGTTGTTTAAAACAAGCTGGACACGGCATCAATTTGGTTTCTTGGGGCATGTTAGTCCTTTCTTTTGTTAATTTTATGGTATAAAGCCCTGTTGCTGTGGTGAAGATACTTTGGATTAGTAGCCGCAATTTCTTCAAACCCACAACTATTCATGTAAATGATATTAGCCATGTCTGTATGGTAAGAACACCATGTACTGTGCCATTGTTCGAGAATCCATTTCTTCATATCACTTCCCTTTGTTTGCCATTTTAATGGCGTAGTGGTGTTTATGGTTTTCTTGCTGGCATTTCCAGCACTGGCGTTTGGTCTTTCCGTTCCCGCGATTGTAAACTCTCAAGTTGTCCCCAGACAGCGGATGACCATTTTTGCAGTGAGTCTTTTTGGATTCGTGATGCAATCCCTTGCTGGTCTTGTCGGCCATGTTGTCTTTGTGGGTGCCAACAAATAGGTGTGTAGGATTTACGCAGGTTGGATTGTCACACAGATGACAAACATGCTGGTCACTGCTGGTGATGGTGCGACCTGAAAGCTCGACCGAAAGCCTGTGTGCGTAATAAAATCCACCGTTCATCCACAGCCTGCCGTATTTTGTTTTGCCAGCATAGGCACCTGTCCAAAGCCAACAATTTCCAAGGTGCGGAGCATGAGCAGGCACAGGCCCGTTTTTATTCACTTTAGACCAGAATCGCTCCTCAATCTGTTGTTGGGTGGGTGTGCTCATAAAATTAAATACGATACTGCACAATAGATTACCACTCCCGCAAAAGCGATAATAACCAAGAATGCAAGTAAATCAAAGTCGAAATCAACATCCTTGGTGGCTGCTCCAAGAATGCAACAGTATATGCAAGCGATTGCCCATGCTAAGTTTGGATTGTGTATCATTTTATTCCTTTCTCAAAGATTTGTTTCTTATCGCGGGCAGAGATTATGGCTTGTTGCACGTCTTTTAAGTGTGCGCGACAGGCAGTGCAATCACGTGTTTCATCCTCTGGATTAATCATCTCCGCCGCTTCAGTCATTCCGGCTCTGAAGGCGTCGAGTTGGATTCGTCTAATGACGTGCTTAAAACACGTGTCATGTGAACCGCCATGACTTGCAGTAGAAACACCCGTTAATATAAAACTATCTCGTTGTTTTATTGCTCGTTCGTGTTCTTTGATAAGCTCTAATGACCATTCTTCTTCTGTTTTCATACAATTTCAACTCCTTTCACCTTCGCCAATGCTATCACGCGATTTTGCCATGTGGCGTGATAACGTTCCCATAAAGTTTTACAAACTTCATCCATTAAGATTTCAATATAATCGAGTTTTTTATTGCGGTCGATTAAAGTTTCCTCCACCAACCAGCAAAGATGAAGGAGTTCTGTGTCGAGAACAATTCTGTCTGCAACACAATCACCTTTCCAGTAAATGTTTCTGTGTTGAATAAGAACGGTTGGCAACATCTTCACCAGAGCTTGCTTTAATTGAGTGTCGGTGTAGTCCATATCAATCTTTCTCCTGAATCGGCAACAAGGCCTTGATTTGTTCGAGCTTTTCAATCGGCAGCTTATGCCAAGGATATTTCTGGCAATGCTCAATAGCGGCTCTTAAATTGGTTTGAAGCTTGATTTTTTCAATCTGACCATCGGCGGGAACGCGCACAAAGGTCTGATACCATGTGTCGGTTTCGCCAACTAAATCACCGTGTTTTTTGTTAAACTTTTGCTCATATTCACCACCGGCCATGTTTTTAAAAGACAACACGATTTGAGTGTTTGTAACACGCTTAACACAGCAAACAGAATCGTGCCGGCCTTGCGTCTTAATTACCACGTCACCAGCCACAACATCATTCAAAGTTTTCATTCTTATCCTTTCTCATTTTGTCCTCCCGCTCTTTCTTCAACCGTTTAAAATACTCATCATGCGCCATTGAGCCATAGACCGTGCGCAGTCCATCGGCATCGGTTTCAATCCATGAGTTATCGGGGAATATTTCTTTCATGGGGGTTATTCTAGGCTCTTGGCTACGTTTAAAATGCGTTGAATGGCTAGTTCGGGATTGCCATCGGGCACAACAAGCGTTGCAGCGTATAGCAATGCGTCTGCTTGTATGGCATTAATGTCCTTCACAGTAAATCGCCTTGTGACCACATTTTTACCATGCGGGCAATGCGTCATTTCGTGAATCCATTCGATGGCTCGCTTCATTTGGTTGCAGGTGCCCATTTTGATGCGCTAAACGGAGGCGGAGATTCGCCTCCGCGAGCATGGCAGTCATCGGTTAAATACTTGCCACAAATTGAGCAAAATCTACCACCCATATCTACGGACTGAAAAACATGTTTTGGAAAGCTCATGCCCTGCCTCCGTTGTTAAAAATCATAATGTCTTTGACATATTTTGCAGTCAACCTGTTGCCGTCATAGCTAGCATCTCCAATTTGATTTCCAGCCGCATCCAAAACCCGCGTAACACTAGAACGAGATTTGCGGTCATAAAAACGCTCAACCGAATTGCCGTTCTTGCAAAGTGTTTTCATATTCAGTTCGTGGTTGGGGTGGGGTCTATGGTTCGCGGCATTCTTCGCGCCTCACAACAAATCCAGATTCATCGGTTGGCGAAACCTGTGCCCAAAAAGTATTACGAGAAAGCGTAACTGTGCAGCTATCACGGAAATCCCAAACGCGGTCATTTACATAAAGTATACGCCCGTTGCATTCAATTTTGGTATATGTCGTTTTCATGCCCACATCATGAACCAAACGGATAGGATTGTCAACAGAAAAGATTCATTTCTTTTTCCAGTGGACATATAGCGGTTTGTTGAGTGGTATGTGGTTTTCTTTCCTCGCCCGTATCCGGCAGCGTTCGCGGTGTGCTTTCTGGTGCTCCTTGCAGTGATAGCCATCCACTGACTTCTTTGGGCACAATCGGCACTTGCCTTTTGCTTCCTGCCTCATCTGCCACTTGCGGGCACGGCTAATCTTTAGATGCGTGAACTCGTCTTGAATCTCTTTCATTCGCCTAATATATATGTCAGTCATTTGTGGTTATCAAGCGAAATTTTAGCCGTGTCTTTTGGTTCTCTGTTTTAACCATTTATAAAAATCAGGGTCGTCATAAGCAAGTTTTGGCCTAACGATTCGCTCAATCGGAATAATCTTTTTTATTACTGACCCTTTGATTTCTCTGCCATTATTTTTAGCATCGGCGATTTCAAAATTGCGATTTTGGATTATTTGGTCGGCCCGCAGCGGGATGCCCCTTGCACCACGCATGGGCTTGCGAAATCCAATCCTGCGAAGCAAAAACTTAATCAAATAAATATCGACGTTCGTGGCTGGTATTTTGGCTTTTTCTATAATTTCAGTGTTTGTCACATATCGCTTTTCTTTTTTGGTCAATTCAAGAAAAGCTTTTACTATTTTTGCTCGACCATCTTTGCACACAACCCGCTTGCCTTTATATCTATTGCAAGAAGAACAAAGCACTTGCAGATTCTTAACATTGCTATTCATGGCGTTATTGTCCCTGTGGTCTAGGGAGATTCGGTATTGGCTTCCACATTTGCCGCACCTAAAATCAGCATCCTCCCAAAGCTCCCAAATCATTCTAGTGGAAGGAGGCTCGCCATAATTTTTGCGGTGCATCCACGATTGGCGGATTGCGCCCGGACTAGATGGGCAAAACGCAGATATTAAAGCCCGAAGCACTTCTTCTTCGGAAAGCCCAACCAATTTTATAAACTCAGCAACAACATTTCTCATGCCGAAATTGTATCATATACATTTATTGGGGCAAGTATTTTATTTGGCGTTATCGATAAATTCAGCCCCGATTATTTTCTGGCAATATGACCATAGCGGGCATTGTTGCTTTATCGTTATTCATTGGCTTTTAACCATATTGTTAACATCAACAAAATGGTTTATAGCGAGACAGCTTTACAAGCATGGATTAAGCCAAAGTCATTTTGTGGTTTCAAATATCGCTCAAAACTTTGCTTGCATAGATTCATGCCATTTTGCTACATTTAGACGATTTATGAAAATGACACCTGAACAAAAAGCATTTGCCAGACAGTTTGCCAGCGCGGGGGGCAAGGCTAGAGCCAAGCTCGCTAATATATATGACATACGTTCTGCTGCCTCAAACAAGGCATGGCTTGTTCGCCATGAAGACACACGCCGCGCCGCATTGGGGCTGCGAAAGATGACCAAAGCAGAAAAGGCCGCATTTCACGCCTCAAAAGAAAAGTGAAGATTGTTCCAAATAATCCTTGCAAGCACGAATGACATTTGATAGCTTGATTGCAGTTCGGAACAGCCGACAAAAGAAACAATAAAATAAAAAGCGATGAAAACAAACATTGAAAATGCACTTATTGGTAAATTTTACGGAATGATTAATGGCAGTCGTGTTTATCGGGTCAGGCGTGGACATTTTCAGATTCAAAACCCAACGCGCCCAAACCAATCATGTTTTGATGGCACCCTTCGCGAAATTAATCGTGCTGAAAAATCAACTGTTCAGAAATTCAAATTTGCCGGTTAATCGCTTATCCGGCCTGCCGCCAAAGTAACTACAGCGGCAGAACAATTTAATACAAATATTTGAATGAATATGAAAACCAGCATTTGTCTTTTACCAACTGAGCGGGGTTTAATCGCGGCCAGTCAGTCATTTAACGAAATGATTATCCAGCTTCAAAACTCGCTTGCCAGAAAATGCGAGATTCTAAACTGGAATTATTCCTTGGAGGAAGCTGAAAAGGCGCAAAACATTCGCCGCGTTCTCGTAGATTTTGGAGTGCTTCCGAAATCCGCACTTTAACCGCCGCATAACCAAGAAGAAATAATATGAACGAACTATCACAACTAGATTTCGAGATTAACCTAAACCTGTCATTGCTTGAATCAGCGAAACAATTGCAGGACTATGACCGCGCTAGCACAATCTGCCTGACCTTGGCAAATTGCTTTCGCATCAAAGAGCTTGACCGTATCCAACATTTGAAAGGGCAAAAGAAGGAGATTGTGTGAAATTCCCAATTGAACATAACGGCAATCAGGCTTTTATTGTGGCTGGCAGAGATATGGTGGTTGAAATTGAATTCGGCCCCATGACGCGCTTTATTTGGCCCGTACCCGTTGCCGAAACCATTCATGTCTGTGCATGGCATGATTCAACTAAACATGCGACACAACGCCTGACCGATGCTGGATTTACTGTCTCGCATGGTATCTGCGAATCATGCAATAAAAGAATGTTGGAAGAAGTTAACAAACAATCCAAACTTGCCACCCGCGAAATCAAACTGACTGAATTGTAATAATTATGAACATAAACCAAGAAACATTTGAGGCGTGGCTGTTTAGTCAGCCGGACGATAGGCAATATGACTACAGAGATAATGAAGGGTGTCTGTTGTGTATGTTCGCCAAGGAAACAAGCAACAAGCGGCTGTCTGTCGCCGGACGCGCATTTAGAGTAATCAGTGACCCAGAAAACACATTCAAATATATTGATTTTGATTCATGGCTACAACGCTTCATGTGCGATTGTGTTCGCACCAATCTTGGATATGACTCGGTGCCTTTGTCCAAAGATTTCAAGACAGTTAAGGCAATCTACGTCGCCATATTCGGCCAGCCGATGATGGACATTCCAATGCCAGAACCGATTGAGCAACCAAAGCAGTTAACCCCAACCTGAACACAAGAGAATAAATTTATGAAAGCTGAATTAGTAACCAAAGAAGAACCGAAAACATTCAAGCCGGTCACATTTCAAGTGACTTGTGAGAGTCAGGAAGAACTGGATTTTTGGGCGTCGTTATTTAGCCATGCCCACATTGAAAACTGTGCAAAAGCCTTTTGCGGCTCTCGTGGAAACTGGGCTGTGCCAAACGGTCAATTCTTGGTTGCTGTCGGAGCAAAACAAGACACATTAAAAATGACAGCACACCTGAAATAACCCCCCGCCTGATTTAAGAGATTTTATGACAAACCAACAGTAAACCAAATAAACACAAAACACATATGCACATTAGCGAACTTAAAAAATCAAAATTCCTGACCAAGGGCGATGTTACGCCTCCAATCCTTGTCACTATTCGTGGCGTTGAGCCTGTGAACGTGGCAGCAGAGGGCGCACCAGAAGACTTGAAATACTGCGTCCAATTCGACGAGGTTGAAAAACCCCTTGTCCTGAACTCAACAAATGGACAAATCATCGCCGGAATCACTGGCAGTGAGGATTCAGATGGCTGGTTTGGGAAACAGATTGTCCTGTATTTTGACCCCAATGTGAGTTTTGGTGGCAAGCTGACTGGCGGCATTCGGTGTCGCGCTCCGCGCACTCAAGCCGCGCCAGCCACAAAGCCCCAGCCGGTGCATCAAAGTGCGCCAGCGGCCAAGCCAGCCACTATTCCGAAGGCTGTAGCGGAAGCCGTTGAGGAAGGCGACACGAACGTGCCGTTCTAGCATTGAAATTGTCTGAAATGTTCCCAAAGCCCCGTTCAGTCACGGTGTCAGGTAAAGACCTGATGCTGTGGCTGGCGAGGGGGAAATCTGGCGAGCTAGACATTTATCGGATGGATACAACCAAGAAAAACGGCACATATAGATTATTTTACCATGAAAACCATAGTCACAAACATAGTCATAACCCGATTTAGCTCTAGGGTTGACGGAAGTTTGTCGTTCAATGTTTCAACACCTGAATTGACGGCAGTTGAGAAAGTGGCCTTTATGGAATTGCACGGCAAGTCCTGTCGTGCCGTTATTGAACCTCTGGATTACACCCCAGAATCAAAACTTGAGGTCAAGAGCGATGTTGGAATCAAGACGCCAAGCGAGAGACTTCGGGGATGCCTGTTCGTTTACTACAAGCAGGAAATGGAGGGCAAGCCAGAAGCAATCACATTCAACCAATTTTACGAACAGCACATGGAAAAGTTTTGTGATCATGTAAAAGGAAAGCTCAAGCCATGACCAGCACACAAAAACAACTTCAAGAATGTTTAGACGACATTCGGTTTAGTGAAATGTTCAAAGACAGCGATGCCCCCGCATGTGGTGGTGCAACGGTTGAAGCTGTCGGAACATTAGGCGAGAAGCACACTAAGATGCTAGTCAAATTGCAAGAATTGAAAGGCTATCTTGAGGACAAGATTAAGCGCGAGCGACAAGAAGAAATAAAGTGCTTTGAACAACTTGAACAAATGGAAATCGGAAGGATTAGACCCAATGGTGAGCCGCGATGGATGCGGGCAATGGGATACGATTCTGCAATTGAAAACAGAAAACTTGTTGACCGTTAATAATTTCTGATTTATGATTCTGACATGCGACAACTTGAATCAATCTTCCCGTGCGCCGAAGGCCGCAAGGCTACTTCGCGGATTTTCCGCAGTTGTCGCATACCGGCGCACGGGGACTACTCAAAATGCGACAATGAAACTAAGAGACATAACAGGACAAAAGTTTAACCGGCTTCTGGCCATTAAGCCAATCAGGAATAAAAACGGCGTTCTTTGGGAATGCCTTTGCGATTGTGGAAACACAACCCATGTAGGCAGCGGCAAGCTGGTGGGAAATCTGATTAAAAGTTGCGGATGTTTCCGGCGTGAATTTACAACGCAGAAATCAACCAAGCACGGCGGCGCAAATCGTGGGAATATCAGCGTTGAATACACAACTTGGACAAGCATTAAAGGAAGATGCCTGAATCCCAAAAATCATAAATATGCAGACTATGGTGGGCGCGGAATCAAGATTTGTGATAGGTGGGTTGATTCATACGAAAACTTTCTGGCCGATATGGGCGAGCGTCCTGCCGACAAAACATCCATAGACCGTATTGATAATAACGGGAACTATGAACCGGGCAATTGCAGGTGGTCTAATTTAATTCAGCAGGCTAGCAATCGCAGACGCCCAATATTCAAAAAGAAAAATCGCGCCGGTTTTCAGGGTGTGATTAAGCCATCTGGAATACCTAAAACTTGGAAACCGTTTAGGGCAATGATTTGCCACCACAATAAACGGAAATACTTAGGCAGCTTTAACACGGCGCAGGAGGCTTCTAAGGCGTATTGCGAAGCTGAAAAAACACTAATCAAACAATAACCAAAAACAGAAGGATGAATTATGAGAATAATTATTTGTAAATCCGGAAACGGATGGATGATTCTTAAAAATAATCAACGCTTCCCGATTTCAGACGGACTTGAAGTTGAGCGAGGAACCGAAACATTTAATAGTCTAGACAAAGCAATTTCCTATATCCGCAAAGAGCTTAAATCTTGGCACCCAACTAACCACCCGAAAACATTAAAATAAAAATATGAAATTATCACAGGCTAAAGAAGTAAGTGAATTGTTAGCTGCTGTCGCGGCTGGAAAAACACTTCAATGGTCAAAAGGTTTCGGAAGCGAGAACGTTGAGTGGCACGATATTGGAAAAGATGAAAGTTTCCAACTCTGCGAACCAATGTATTACCGCATTAAACCAGAGAAAAAACTTAGGGCGTGGAAGCCGGAGGAAGTGCCGATTGGGGCCATTGCACGACTAGTTCCAGAACGAAAAGAAAGGTTTTTGATAATCGCTTCTTTATCATGCACAATTTACATTGGGTTAGATGATAAAAATATCACTTATGACCATGCTTTGAGGAAATACGAACATAGCCTAGACCACGGTAAAACTTGGTTGCCATGCGGCGTTGAGGAATAATATGAGCAATCGCCTAACATTATCCGAAGTTAACCAGCATAACGCCAAGGTTTTTAACGCGAGGATGAAAGAGGATAAGCCAGAATCGCCTTGGATTGGCAAAGAGAGCGAGCTTCATTCGCAAATTGAGGCGGAATTAAAAAGACGCCGCTGGTATTTTGTTCACTCGCGCTGTGACCGGAAAACAACAACGCAATTAGGTGTCGCCGATTTCATCTGCGCCGCCCCTAACGGAATTACATGGTGGGTTGAATGTAAAAAACGCGGCGGCAAGCTATCACAAGAGCAAACAGTAACACGTCATGTTCTGCAAGCATTAGGTCATCGTTGGGCCTGTGTTTACAGCCTGAAAGAATTCAATGATTTTATTGACGGAAAAATGAGCTTATGAAAACAACCGTAGAAACAAGGAAATAGAGTATGAAAATATCAAAGGCATATATCAAAAGGTTGGAAAAGCATCGTGATGCCATAGCCAAAGAGCGGGATGATTTAAGGGATATGATTGAGGAGGCTCAATCATTGGAAGAATCAGCCGCCAGTGGAATTGAGTCTTTGGATGACTGCATTGAGAAACTTAGCCAACTAGCCTAACCACCCCATGAAAAATAACCAGACGGAGAATTTGGTTCGTTGTGATGAAACAACTAGATGGAGCGAGGATGGAATGCGCTCTTTGTGTAAATGCAAAAATAAGGCGACATGGATAAATCCAGAATGGAAGCCGGGAAATATAAAAGCCCTTTGCACATATCATAAAAATGTCAGGAATCCATTCAGAAAAATAAACATCAAATAGCTATTGACTTTAGTTGGAATATGTATTTAATTGACCATGTTCGCAGCAGGTGTGAAAGCCTAGCTAATGAAATAGCGGTAGTGAGCACAATATTTACTTTCCGCTCGGGACGATGCCCGATTCCGGCGCATCGGGCTTCATTTCAAAGCTCTTTCACCCCGAGCGGGATACTTTCCGCCGTGATTCGCCCCAGTGGTGAGCGGTCGCAAACCCCAGTGATCCGCGCAGAGACTATCAATAATGCTTTGAACCTCTCTGAATCAATGACAGGTGGCAAACCGGCCTGTTTAAAGAGTGTCCATCAGCGGACACAAACTGCAATCCATGCCTGCGTTATGGCGATGTTTTCCGATTGGTTAAGGTTGAACAGTAGGATTGTTAAAAACGCATACGCTCGTCTCAAAGAAATGACAAGACAATGCACAGTGAACTCTTAACGGGTTTACTGTGTCCACACCACTGAACTCAAGAAATTACTCAACAATGAACGTAGACTTAGCAATATTGACTGAAAGAATATCCAAGCTTCCACTTGCTGAAAAGATTGAAGCCATTAATGAGATTAAAAGAGAGCTTCACAAGATTTCACCTTTTCATGCGGAGCCGGTTGATTGTGTTTTGTGGTATCCCGCGCAAGGTGTAAAAAGTAACGATTATAACCCCAACGCTGTCGCGCCACCTGAGATGGAACTCCTAAAAGTTTCCATCCTAGAGGACGGCTACACTCAGCCAATCGTGACGTTCAAAGAAGATGAGCACCATGAGGTTGTTGACGGATTTCACCGAAACCGTGTTGGGAAAGAATGTCCAGAAGTTGCCAGCCGCATCCACGGCTATTTGCCAGTTGTCGAGATAAACGAAACTCGCACCGATAAGGGCGACAGAATAGCCTCTACAATTCGCCACAATCGCGCCAGAGGCAAGCACAAGGTTGACGCCATGTCTGACATTGTTATTGAGCTAAAACGCCGCAACTGGTCAGACGAAAAGATAGCCAAAAATTTGGGCATGGATGGCGATGAGGTTTTGCGCCTATGCCAGATAACTGGTCTTGCTGAAATGTTCAAAGATGCTGACTTTAGCAAGTCATGGGATGTTGAAGATTTCATTGAAACCGATGAGGTTAAATTGGAGGACTGATGAAACGCATTTACCATACATGGGACAGGTGGGAATGTTATCCCGCTGGTTTCTACAATGACAAAGCTGATTCCGATTTGTCTAAAGAAGAACTAGAGCGGCAATATGCGGATTTTTTGTCAGACAGAGAAGCGTTTTGGACGGCACTAAATATGGTCATTGAAACATGGCCGAACTCATGCGAACACTATTTATCAAACGAAAACATGAATCGGATTGCGTGGCTTGGTCAGGCTTCCGCGTGTATAGCTCTAAATCTACCTTCCGCCTATCGCGGTGGATTTCATCTGCTAACTCAAGAAAAGCAGAAAGAGGCCGACTTGCTGGCCTTGGATGCCTTAAATATTTGGTTGAAGAACCACAATGAGCCGCCATTAACTTACGAACAGGCGCAATCTAAAACCGAGGCAAACCTTTATTGATATGGGAATCAAGCGATACAGAGACAAGGATGTTCTGACCGCCGCACAGGAGCGCGTGAAATATGCTTTTGATAATTTCAATCGCATTTATGTCAGCTTTTCGGGTGGTAAGGATTCAAGCGTGATGTTTCATTTGGTGATGGATGAGGCAATCAAGCGTAACCGCAGGGTGGGCGTCCTGCTGATAGACCTTGAAGCACAATACGCGCAGACGATTGAACACGCCGAACACATGGCAGATTTATACAAGAACAATATTGAGTTGCATTGGGTGTGCCTGCCAATGCTCCTGCGTAATGCTGTAAGCGCGTTTAATCCGCGATGGTGCTGTTGGGAGCCGGACACTGAGTGGGTGCGGGAAATGCCAAGGCGCGAAGGCGTAATATCCGACGTTAAGTTTTTCGACTTTTTTCAACCGCGCATGGAGTTTGAAGAATTTATGGTGTTGTTTGGCTTGTGGTATGGCAAAGGCGAGCCAGCTTGCGGCTTTGTGGGGATTCGAGCCGATGAAAGCCTGAACCGATTCCGCACAGTTGCCAGCAAAAAGAAAGAGTGTCATGGCGGAAAACTGTTCACAACTAAAGTTGAGGACGGATTATATAACATCTATCCGATTTACGATTGGAAAACCGAAGATGTTTGGCGATACCACGGCAAAACTGGCAAGCCGCACAATCAAATTTACGATAAGATGCATTTGGCAGGATTAAGCATTAGCCAGATGAGGCTCTGCCAGCCCTATGGCGATGACCAGAGGCGCGGATTGTGGCTTTACCACATCCTAGAGCCGCAAACATGGTTCAAGCTCGTTAAGCGGGTTTCTGGCGCGAATAGCGGGGCATTATATATTGAGGAAAAAGGCAACATAAACGGCTATAACAAGATTTCAAAGCCAGCGGGACACACTTGGAAAAGTTTTTGCAACTTGCTTTTGAACACGCTTCCACCAAAGACCAGAGAGCATTTTGTTAAAAAGTTTTCGACATTTATTTCAGGCTGGAAAGGTCGCGGATATGTCTCCGGTATCCCCGATGAAGCTCCGTTAGTTCTGGAAAACAAGCATTGGGCGCCATCTTGGCGGCGTTTATGCAAGGTTATCCTCCGCAATGACCATTGGTGCAAGGGGCTTGGATTAACACAGCCTAAAAGCGAGGCTTATTCCAAATATGTAGCAATGAAAAAGGGAAAGACTTGTGACGCCTGACGAAATTGCAACCTTGGACAATGCTTTAAGTGCATTAAAACGCAACAACGGACAGCTAATCTATATGGACAAACGCGAAAAGAAAGTCAGTGTAATAACCGAAGTTGATGCTTTCCAGTTCGGCGAGGTGTCGGATTATCGGATTGTTTTGCCTGTAACCACTCAAATCATTCAAAAACTATGATTCCCGCCACACAATCAATCGAATCCCTTGTTAATAAATTCAACGCCTTAACCAGCGGTCAGGCAAGGCCTATTCTATACGAGCGTCAAGCATGGGAATTTTTAAAATCATTTAGCGAGGCGGATATGGAATTGGTTGTTAAATACATTCAGCGTGAGAATGGCAAGAATGATTACAAACATTCGTTGAGATTGTCTAAGCTATTGGATGACCTTCCGCGCTTCAACGATTTATTGTCCCTAGCCACAGAAGCACAAACGCGCATGAAGAACAAGACTAGGACACCAAAGGAGCAAGCATTGTTTGAATCCCGCAGAGCAGATGAACCGCAACCAGTAAAACCACCAGTAAAAGTATCGGCTGAATTTTTAGCTGATTCGATACGCAACCTGAAACAACTACAATGAAAACAGGCCTGTCCATGAAGCAGCTTGGCGAGCGCGAATACTTTCGACAATATCGCGCTTTGAAGTCGCCTCCGGCATTGATTCAGCCTAGATGGACAGGCATCAGCTTTAAGCAGCTTGGAAGCGCGGCCTATAACCGAATCTACAGACAAAAACTAAAACAATTGAACAAAAAGGATTGATGATGAAAAAAGAAAAGAAATATAAAGTATCTATGACGTGGCTCGTTGGGTGGATTGTGCTTATTCCATTAAGGTTTTTACTATGCCTAATTTTTGCGCTGGCGATGACATTCGACCCACAAATCTTTTATTCTTTTCGGAAAACGCCAGCAGAAAAAGACCAAAGCAAATGGAAGTTATGAAATACATACGAGAAACAAACGACATGATTCGATGGCATTTCGAGGAAGGAAAGATATTTCATGGGATGCTGCTATCTATGGCTTATCCGTTTTGCTTGCTCATTGTCTATCTGATTACAAAAGAATAAAAACAACCATGAAACCCGAACTATTATCTACCAAGTGCCCGCGTGATGGCAAAAACCATTTCTTTGAAGTTGGTGTTTGCCGATGTGGAATGACCAAGTTGGAACACATTCGACTTGTGAAGAATGCTCGCAAAGTTAACGATTCAATCAGGTCTAAAGAAAGGGGTGCGAGATGAAAAGATTATTTATCTGGTGGCATCGCAGAAGGGCTGGATACCATAATGCAATGGCCGCTCATAAATGCGAACAGGGCTACGGCACGTTCAAAAACCGCGCTTGGAATGTCAGCCGTGAGGCTTGGCACCTTGCCCAAATTGAAAGGCTATCTAAGTGAAACCCCTAATTCTAATCGGATGCTTGGTTTGTTTGTGTGCATTGGCTGATACCAACTTTCCAATAATCACTTATTCAAATGGAAAAGCGCATACGAATGAATACCTGATTTTTAAGGGAACAAATTCGTATTTTGGAAGCAAGGGCGACGACGGATTAACAAATGTGCCCATGTGGTTCACAAATATAAGATCGGTTACATATTCCGTTGGGTCATGCTCCACAAACTATTCTGTATGGGATTCAACCAACTTCATCATTCCAGATTCCTACAAAGGCACGATTCAGGTTGGTAATAAGTTTTATCACATAAGCAGCTATACAAATGTTCAATCCAAAATCGTATCTGTCACGAATGTAACCAGAGTTTTAACAACTGAAATAATCAAATGACCTCAAAACAATACGCTCCAGTTGTGCTGTTGGCTGTAGCTTGTCATTACGGAATGATAGCTTTTAGCAAGCCTGCCGCGTTAGCAAATTGTATGCTGGCTTTCATTATCACCAGCGCGATTGTTTGCGCTGTTATGATGCTTTGGCCTGATAAAAAGCAATGATTCCCCTTTCAATTTTAAATGAGAATTGATATGGTTTTTGAAGTAAACATGAGATTTGGCGGGTGTCTTGAAATCACTATCTAGGGAAAAATGATGATTGGCCCCCGCTCAAGCAAGCAAAGTTTTAATGGCTCTGTGAATTTATCGGTGTGCAATGACGGACGGAAGCCGTTGAATGGGTAGCGCCCATACCTGTCTAGAGCCTTAGGGCTGTCGAAGCTGATGGACGAGACAGGGTCGCAGGTTCAAAGCCTGCCACACCGACCACTTAAACCACAACCCTAAAATGATGGAGTGATGAATGAATCCCGCTGAAACATTTATTGTCGCAAACTTAATCGGCCTATTGATTGGAACGCTGATTTTCTTTTTTGTTGTTCGGCCTTGGCTTGAAAGCCAGTGCGATGAGGGCGAAGAAGATAATACAAAAGCAAAAGCTCCATTATTGCCGCTTCAAAAGAGAAAATAACCCCAAACATTTATGAGCTGGATTAACAATGCGAAATTTGAGGTAACTGCATACCTTTGCAGCAAGTGCAATAAGTGGCATAAAAAGCCTAGTAAAAAATTCGCTGAACACTTTCAATTTCAGCACCCCATTAAGCCCAATCCGCCACACAAATAACCATTGAGTGATTATGAAAAGTAAAATCCATAAGGCGTGCCAAAATTGGGGAGAAACCGTTTGCGGATTGCCTCTTTTTTCTGCGATTTATGGCATACAGACAACAGAAAAATGGAGCCGCACAACTTGTTCTAAATGTTTGCGTTCGATTCCAAAGAAAATGAAGACCGTGTTTGTTGTGGTAAATGCCTATGACGCAGACGCAAAGTCTGTTGAGTCGATTTATTCCACCAAAGCAAAAGCCAAAAATCACAAAGGACAACGCTATTGCTGGAAAAAAGAGATTCTGGAATTTCAGCTAGACCCATAACTTTTTCTCAAAATGATTGAGCGGTAGTCGCACAACATGGAAATGCAACTACCGCCCGTTTTTGGAATACCTAACGCGAAGAATTGCGCTAGGAAATTTTCTTTGTTCTAAAAGCCATTACTATCGCTCTGCCCTGACGTTTCCAGACTTGTTCTAGCTTATCCTCTTTAATCAAAACCTTGGTTCGTTCGACAATTGCGCTACGGCCCTTTCCGGTCTTTTCCATTAGCTCCCTTAGAGTTTCGGCTGATTGGTCTAGCTGGCGGGTTTCAGCCATTAATTCACTGGCCAGCATGTTTGTCCAATGTTTTTTCATATCAGTATGATACTATGTCACTTGGTATAATCCAATTTCCGTTTATGGACTCGCTTTGCCATACATGATATTGACCATTATCCGCTATAACGCCGTAAGCCCATCCATTCGCCTGTCTAAGCGTGTTTGGGTTGCGGCTGGCATAAGACAGGTCTGTTGAACAAAGACAGCCTATAGAGCGAGCCACGCGCCTTTCCAGCCCCGGTATGGAGTGTTCATCAATCGTGTGGACGTGGCCGAACAAACAAGCCCCGTAAATCAGCCCTGTTTGTCTAGCCGCATTGATACCGCAGTGAAATCCGTGCAATATCTTCAAAGAGCCAAGGCGCATCACTCCATCGCGCTTATGGTAGGGATAAAGTCGGCAATTCATCTTGCGGATTATTGTATGAATTTCGGACACCCCAGATAGTGCATAATCAGCCAAAACCCCGTTTCCTGTTTCAGCTAGCTCCCATAGCCTTTCATCGTGATTACCCCTTAGAAAATGATGAGGCTGGAATTTATGTAGCCATTCAATTCCAGCCCTATAATCGTCAACCATTGATTCGCGCTTTTCATCTTCACTGGCTTTCTTGCGGAGCGGAGCAAAGTCCCATAAATCGCCAGCCAATATACGAATGTCCGGCTTAAAGTCCTTTATGAACTGGAAAAGGACGCGGTTTGATTCGGGGTCTTGGTGGCACCCGTGAACATCCGAGCAACACACAAAACGCCGATATTTCATTTTATTCCCCTGTCCTCATTAAATGCCACATGCCCGAACAGCCTTAAAGCGCGGTAAATCAGTTCCCGCTCAACAATGCCAACGCCTTGGCTTTCCAGTGCCTCTAGGATGAGATTGTCGCACTGCTCCTGTGTTAGATTGGCGACTTCCCAAGCACCAGCGGCATTCAAAATTTGAAGTGTTCCACGGTAGCTCGCATCATGTTGAACCGCCGCAAACCAGCTTCCTCCGGTTGGAGGTATTATATTTTGAACGCATCTCGGAACCGAAAACCCATCCGTTCCCGAACCTATTGGGGAGCAATATTGAGAACCGTCTTTTGCTGTATAATACAACCCCTCTAAAAGAATGTCGTCCAATCCATCCGATGTTCTTACATCCAATGTAATGTTTTTGAAGCCAAATTTCTGTTGCGTGTCCATAACTTTCATGCGAAATTTGTCGCGGCTAGGCGATGTATGAAGCACCGCAAAGCCGCTAACGAATCACATACATAACTATGCAAAACGCTAAAACGAACATCGCAGAAACTTCTGGTTCCGTCAACTTTTCTGAAACCACACTTAAAAACTTTTGGAGCAAGGTAAATAAAACGGACACTTGCTGGATTTGGACGGGTTGCACAAATGCTGTCGTTTATGGAGGATTTAATATTGGCAGAAGACAAGTTAGGGCGCACCGCATTTCTTGGATGATACACAATGGAACTATTCCAAAAGGAAACGGTTATCATGGGACGTGCGTTTGCCATTCTTGCGATAACCCTCTTTGTGTTAATCCATCGCATCTTTTCCTCGGAAGCCAATCCGAAAATATTCAAGACATGATTAAAAAGGGCAGGAACGGCGTTTCTTTTGGAGACAAGAATGGTATGCGAAAACACCCAGAAAGTGTTCAAAGGGGTTCCTTGTGCACGACGGCGAAGCTTGATGAGGATAAGGTTATTCAAATCAAAAAAAGAGTTATGGGCGGAGAAAAGCAATCCTCCATTGCAAGAGAGTTTTCCGTTACCAAAACGACTATTTCATACATAATGAAAAGAAAATCATGGAGGCATGTTTCTATTTAGTGCTAATATCTTCTGTCGCGCTTTGCGTTAATGGATTTAAAGCTGCTTGCACATGGCTGCTAAGCGATGCTGCATATATATTCGTTGCCTTGCTCGTAGGATTGGAAATGTATTCAGAGCGAATCAATCCAATTTGGACAACCACGGCCCCGGCACCCGCCACGGCTGGCGTTTGAGCATTAAATCCAAACACAGTTGTTTTCATCAAGACTTGTTTATCTGCCAAGCATCCGGTCAGGAGCAGGCAGGACAATGGGATTAGAATCAGTTTTTTCATTTGTTTGTTATTTCGGTTGTTTGTTGCTGTGTGTCTGTTTTGCGGAAAGTCTGCGTATCGCCATTAAAAAACGGTTGGTCGCTTTGCAGCTTCTTACCGACATTGGTAAAGAAAGCCAGCATGGACGATGCCCACGCTTTTGCAATCAGGGCGACACGGATACATTTCTGTGTACCGTCCAAATCGCTCCATGATGTGTCAATCATTACGGAAACAAAAGCCGTTGCTATTGAATCCAGCGAATACAGAATCACAAATATGATTGCGATTTTGTAGAGCAAGACCTGAGCCTTGGTTTTATCTAGAAATTGATTCATAAGCCATAGCCTTGTTTGTGGTATAGACATTCTGCTTGATTTGCAGCGTCAATTCAATCTTAGAAACCGATTGCTGTATTGCCTCAACCTTGTCCGGCAAACTTGTCCATGGGGCTAACGCGGCCTTGCAATAGCCTATCGCAATTGGCATTGCTGAAACTACCGTTGCAAGACTGGCAAGAATCGCGCAAACAGCCGTTATTCTGGCCGCACTCCATGTTCCATCTTTCCTTTTAAGAGTCATAAATTTCCATTGGTTCCGACATACACACTATGGCACCTGAAAAACATTATCTGATTTGTTGAACTGACGGGTATGCGCCATTGCCAAATTGGGGTGTTTGTATAGAACATCCAAGGGCCGCTAACATTAGTTGAATAATCCCATACATTCCATGCATTCGTATCTGGATCTGTGATTATTTCAATATGAGTTATTCGCGGCGGCGCATGAAATAAATGATTTGTGGCTATGATGACTGGCGGTAATGGCGGAGCTTGACCAAATGCGGCATGACAAAACAGGACGATTGCCAGAGCCAAAAACAGCAGCAATGTGAAGCGGGATTCTTTCATATCAGAATCAGCAGCGCGCAGAATGTGGGGCGGAGGGTCATTGGATTAGTTGAATCCGGGCATCGCCACCGTTATTGATTTTAATGGTTGATGCTGCATTGGTGTAGGGGTTCATCTGGAAAAAGAAATTGCAATTCGTAGCACCGACCATGAATTGTGAACTCAATCCCTCCAACCCCCAGTTGTATTGATTAAGCCCAACGATATTAAGCCCCCTGCTGGCAACCAATGAATTGCCAGCCGAAGTAAACCAGTCATAAACTTTTGTGCCAGCGTCACAATTAAAGAAAATCACGTAGGTTGTGTAGTTGTACAGACCGGTGCCATCAAGATACATGTCCCAACGGATACCCCCCAAAGCACCGGAGCCTTCCTGCATGGAAATTTCAGGGCTTATCAGTGAATAGGTGTGAAATGCTAGCAGATTGGACACCGCCCATACATTGATATTGTTTGTATTGACTACACTATAAGAAAGTCCCGTCGTATTTGGCCACACAGTCATAGTTTGTGCAGGCCATGTAGTTTGACTTTTTTGAAGAGATGCCAAGTTGGATGACAAACTGCTTACTATGTATGGTGCTTCAATATTTGTCTGAAAGAAAATGGCGTTATGAGTCCCATCTATCTGGTACGATGAATTTGTCGATGATAATGAAAATACATTAAGAACAAAATCAGGCTGTATTTGGTTTGTAATAATATCATTTGCTATATTAGTTACTTCGATGCCAGACACAGTCAATCCTTTGGTGGGGTCGCTATTGGTGTAAAAGTTTACTCCAATGGTGCCGGTTTTCTGGATTACCACATATCCATCCTGCCTTAGGAGGTTCCAAACATTTGTCAAATTACGATGGATGTCTGCAAAGTTGGTTATTGAAATTACATCATTCTGAGGAAATCCAACTATGGCCCATTTAAATTTTTGAGTCATCAGTGGAGAATTTCTGGCCGAATAAATATAGGGCGGCGTTATCGTGGCGCCGCCCTGTTGAAAATAGAATGGCGGGCGATATTTTGCGCCCGGATATTGGCTTGGATTTTTTATCAAACCATCGACTGATTGACTAGCAGGGTATCCAAACGCTTCATCCCCCAAGCAGCCGCCGGGAACCGCGTCGTAGTTTTGAAGCTGAACATTGGCTCCAAAACGCAATTGAATGCCGTTAGTTACGTAGTCCCAAACGCATACGTTATTGGACTGGTATGGCAGTCCATTTGAATAATAATAAATCCCGTTGGTTATACCATAGGCCACAGTACTAGCAAGAGGTCCACCGCCATGAACAGACCAGTTGTAGTTAAATGCAGCGCCAGAATTGGAAGCGTAAAGCTGGCAATCCATTGAAGTGCCGGAGATGATGTCAATCTCATCCGGCCAGCGGAGTGATTGCTGAAAATTCGTCACCACATTCCCATTCGTCGCCACCACCGTCCCCGTGAACGTGCCGGCGAATTGGCTGGCAATAAATTTATTTGCGGTTACTTGTCCGGTATATACTAATCCGGTTGCCTGATTTGTAATGTCATCAATTCGCATTAATGTTGCCGAGCCGTCTGAATTTGCAACAGTGATACCGCCGCCAGCTTCGGGCCACAATATCAGACCTCCATTTGTAATGCCGCCAGAGCCGGTTGTTGGTAACGATAGAATGGTATCTTGCGAATTGTATGAGTGAGCACCAAACCAAGTCGCCGAACTTCCAAAAGCGACATTGGATGAAGCAAGAAACCCCTGATTTCCAATGACGGTTGTATTGAATATTGATCCGCCACCATTCGTGATGCTAAGATTAAGATTGGTCAATCCGAAACCATCGCCAAAGTATTTACCACCGACAATGTTGCCGTGAAAATATACGCTGGTATTATTTGTCTGAAATCCATTCACTGTCAGATTGCCAACTGCAACATTGTTAAAATTAGGACTTGAATTGTTAGTTACAACTTTTGTCGTATCCAAAGAGGTCATGGGAACGATTCCAATCAACCCCTGTGCCCAAATGTTAGTGTCCCATTGCCCATTATGATTTGCGATATACCCAAACCCGCTGTTGGTAGGCACTGCGGTTGAGCCAACAACATTAACCCATGTCGAATTGAAGAACAGGTTTGAGGTTGAATACAGGTTAACCAGATTTGTTCGCAGATAATATGTCGGATTTTGGAATATGACATCCGAGCCATTGCCGATGATGTTTGTCCATGTTCCAACTGATATTTGAAGATACGTTCCATTTGCAGGCACAACGCCCGCTCCATTGATTCCCAAAACATTAGTCGTAGTATAAAGCCAAGGAAAATAGTTCAGGGTTATATTGCTTTTCAATGTGGGGTAAAAAGCCGTTCCACTTGTTGACTGAACAAAGTTTAACAAATTATTGCTGATGGTTGACGATATATTTGTCAGATTCACGCCTGATTGGTTAAAAAGATTCGTTCCAGCCTGCCCAATCAAATAGGAAAGATTGGTTCCACCCTGTCCGACAAGATATGTAAGATTTGTTGTCCCAAGGCCAACGGAATTAACATATGCCACCGTTGCCATGTTAGCAGGGTTTGAATAAACCATCGTTGTAAATCCATTGGTCAAAAATGACTGAGTGGGGACGGCTACAGTATAGACCGTCCCGTTTGTGGCAACAGTTATGTTTGTCAATCCCCCGACACTGCCAGCCGAGGAAGTGGTGGCAACGGCTACGCCATTGACATACATGTTTGTTGCATTGATTGAACCGTTGACAAATAGAGAATAGCCATTGGCATTATTTGTATTAATTGCAACCCCTCCAACAGACCGGATTAAAAACTGATTGCTGCCAGTTGTTGAAAATCTAGAAGGGGCAGATGAATCAGACCAGACAAAAGAGCCATTGTGTCCGGCCATAACAGTTGCATAATATCCACCGGCAACGCTTAATGATGCATTTGTAATTGAATTTCCAAAACCCCCAAGAATTGAATTTTCACTAAACCAAAGTCCGGCTTGAGTATTGTCAGACATTAAGGCCGTAGATTGCCAAACCACATTTGACCTTCCTCCTAGAATTGAGGTTCCGAATGGGAATAAATTAAAAGTTGTTCCACCAATTCTATTAGGCAGTGTTGGAACTGTGGTGTTTCTTCCGCCAAAAGCATCGCTTGGATTTAGCAAAAAGTCTGGGGCGTATGATGTATTTATTCCAGCACCTCCCGGATACCAAACACCAAGCTCCATTGCTGGCTGGCCATGAATGTTAAAAAATATTGGGGCGTCTTCTGTTGCTCCGGTGTTTACATATCCAACGACATTGGTTGTTAGGGCGGAGCCTGTGGGAAGTTTGTTCCCGGTGGTTGACCAAAGATTAGATGAAAGAATGACGCTTTGGGCTATTGAAATGATTGAATTTGAGCCAAACGAACTAAAGGCTGTGTTAGTTGTCTGATTTGTAATCACGCCGCCCATGATAAAATTTTGGATGATATTTGTTGCAGTCGATGCGCTGATTCCGGTTCCGGCAGTTATTCCGTTGCTGGTTATTGTGATATAATTTGTCAGGGCGTTGTATGTCGCCCAAGCATTCGTTAACTGAAATGCCATAAGACCGGATGAAATGCCTATTGTATTGGTTGATGTATTAACATAGTTTGTAGTCGCAAGGCCATTTGTGATTGATGAAAGAACAAATCCATTAGTGGCCGAATTGACATAATTTGTGGTGGCCAGACCGTTGGTTATGGACGCCAATACAAAACCATTTGTAGCCATGTTTATGGCCGCAGAAATGGCATTTGTTACAAAGTTTGTAGTCGCAAGACCGTTGGTGCTAAATGTGACAGTCGCCGTAACAACTCCCAAATTTGTGGAAAGGCTTAATCCGTTTCCGGCCACAAGCGAATTTGTCCAAGCCCCCGTTCCTAGAAGATTTGTAAAGAAAGCATTTGCTGGCTGTTTCTGAAATTGCAATAGATTTGAAGCGGTGTTCAAAGCCGAAGTTAAGGCCGCGTTTGTTCCCTGAACGGCGGTGAGCCAAGCCGCATAATCCCTGTTCGTTGCATCAATCAAAGAAACGGGCGTAACAAAGCTGGAAGCATTTGAATACACGATATTTCCAAAACCATTAGTTTGAGGCAGCACCGCCCAAATCTTATTTGTTGCATCGGATGAAATATAACCAGCCGGATTGTTTGTAGTTATGGCGTTGACAATATTTGTCACGTCTAATTTAGATGGTAATCCGTTGGTTAAAAATGATTGGTTTGGCACCTGAACAGTGTACGAATTTGAATTCGTCTGAATTACTACGTTTGTGCCCTGTCCAACTGTTGACGTGTTTGTGTTTCCAAAAGCCGTTGAGCCGTTGTAATTGTAGGTATTGTAGCCGCTGATTGCCAATAGGCCAAATGGGTAAGTCCCGTTCGCGGAAGGTACGGCTATAATCACACCCTGCTGCGTTCCAAATCCAGAAGGATTAACATACGATGGTGAAACCAGAGTTGAATTAGTTAGAAGATAATTGCCAGCCGCAAGATTGATTGAGGCAATGCCGTTTGTGGGTGTGATTCTGAACGGCAATCCAGCCGTAGTCCACGAGCCGTCTGCGTTTGGATAGGCGACAAGCGGGAAACCCCGAATAACATTTGTGTCAGGCTGTCCAAGCGAGTTTGTCAGGGCAAATGTTATCGTGGCAGCGTGTGCCTGAAAGACAAAACACAGTAGGGTTAACGATAAAATAAGCCTTTTCACTACAGAAAGTTGTATGTGGTTTTTCATGTTTTGTCAATTAGAATTATGGTGCCTGCACCTGTGTTCCCTGTATCCACCGCCAATCAGCCCCCGGCTGGGGTGGTATATTTGGCTGTTGTCCGTATGTTTTTCGTATAAAAATCAAAGGCAAAAACATATTTCCGGCTGGCAAAACCGTATTAACCTGCAACTGACCATCGGTGATAAAATCTCCGGGATAAAAGTATTGTCCTGCAAGATTGTCTAAAACATAGTCTCCCCTGAATGTCATTTGTCCTCCGATAGAATCAGTTCCAATATTGGACGGGTATTTATTAACCACGTTCCCAATCTGGATTTGCTCAATAAAAAGCGAACCCGCAGAGGCCGAAATTATGCACAAAGGAATTATGTTCTTCCCATTGTTTGGAAACGGCTTATTTTGCCTGCCGCCAACACTTCCAGAATCCCACATTCTGCCAACCAGCTTTGCATAATATCCATCTGCGACAGAGTCTACTATTTCGAGCCAGAAAGAGGCATAAACAAAACCAGAATTGGTGACTGAGTTATTTAGTATAATCTGACCCGCAAAAGGATATGAATTTAAGTTTGTGTCAAATAAAATTGTGTCTGCCGTGCTGTTAAGAAGTGTGTAAGATGCCGATATCGGAACGGGCATCGAAGATTCATCGAAAAGTGAATTATCGTTTTGAATACCCATCCGAATATCAAAGTTTCCACCTTCGTTTGCTGAACCATCATCAAAAAGATTATTTATTGCAGAAACGGAATTGAAAAAACTCCTGCCTCCGAATACACCGTCACGCATTTGGAAAACAAGCCAGTTCGCTGCCGGATTTCCCAAACCATCCAATGCCGAACTTGCATTTGTCGTATTATAAAACCCGAATTGCTTTGGAGTGTTTGTAGCTGTCGGCGCAACAATGTTCGCAAACGCTTCCGGCAAAACCATCGGCGGAAGTGTTATTGTGCTTTCATCTGGTGTTAAAACAACCTCACCAAACCTGCCTTGGTAAGTGTTAACGCCGTCCGTCATGGGAACGATTACCTTGAGCCTTCGGAAAGCATTGGCGGTATCAATCAGGCCGTTCTGAACCGATGGCAAAAGAATTCTCGCCCCGTTCTTATCGGTATTGTCGAGCTTGATGCCCGCTAAATTTCCTGTTTTTGGTTTGCTCATTGGGCCAAAATGTAAGTTGTTTCACGGCAAACAATCTGACCGGCATAGACGCTTGGGGCACTGTCTAAAGCCACCAGTTGCCCCGTAGTTGTAGGTGGATTTGTTGCAACTTCAGGCGCACCGCCCCACACCGTAGATGACCAATTGTTAGCCGCCGCATTGGCAATCCATAGTTGATACAATTCGTAGCTTGGAAGCGTCTCATAATAAGTTTGTGAACCTACAACTTTTCCACCAACCGGAACTATGCTTTGGGTGATATTCGTGTAATCAGGAACGCCGCCCAGAGCGACACAGAACACGGATTTATTGACAACAGGAATAAATTCACGGGCATAAACTATTTGCACCTGATTCCCGCCAGAATCTTGAATGGTTGATGGGGTTGGGCCGGTGCCGGGAGCCAGAGCGATACCACCGTTAAGAATTCCAGTCGGGTCAACTACAAAGTATTCATATTTGATTCTGGTGTTTACAGCCTTTGGGCGGATGTCTCGGCTGCCAGTTTGACCAATGAGGCCGGGGAATCCGGGGAACGTGTATTCAATCGTGCCGGAATCAAACCAAGTGGCTGGAACAATACTAAACGTGGCGGTGAACTTGCCTTTGCCCGCCTGTGTCGGCGTAGGCTCTGTGTATGCCGTCAAGATTGCATTATCATCGCCAAGACCATTGAATATGAGGTTTCCAGCTACGGATGCGCTAGAGGGCGTATTCTTAGCCGCTGGCGGGAAATTATTCCCGTTTATCAACATCTCAAAATCCTGCTCAAAAGCATAAGCCGCAAGCTGGATAGGGCTTTGCTCCGGCAATGGAAATTTCTTGCGGATTGGGCCGGATGGCTGGCAATCTGTTCCGATAACAGCACGGTAAAGGATGGCCGGTGTCAATGGTTGGCTCATGGCTTTTCCTCCACTCCTTTGAGATTAACCGCCAGCTCTGCCTCTTGATGAATCAGTGCTTGTAAATCTTTAGCCATGCTCCGTGTCTGTTCAGCCACTAGTTGCATGTTCTGTTCAGGTGATGCCGCGCCATATTGAGATAACTTTGACAGCGCATTCATCTGCCGCACCCTGTCTTGTTCTGCCATAGCTGTATTTCCGTAAGTCCTGTCCCAAATTTGTTGGTATTTTGCGCGGGTGGCTTCGCGGGCGAGTTCGGCTAACGGGCCATTGCCCAGACCTAAATCAAATTGACCACCCTTGCCATATTGCGCTGAAAATGCCTTTGTCCAATCGCGTCCAGCCAAGTCGGATAATGCTGGATATTCAGCCGCCGATTCAGACAGCTTCTTTTTATTCGCATCCATTTTGGCGCGTATATTTTCCTCTTTCCCCTGTAACTTTTCCAATTCTTGCCGGACTTTTACCTTGTCTTTTTCAATCTGTAGATTGTTTTCGGCTACGATGGATTGAAGATGCGCCGATTCAACCGAGTCTTTATCCAGTTTTGCAATTTGTCCTTTTAAATATTCATTTTGTTTGAGACGCGCCTGTTCGTCTTTTGCGTATTCGGCTGCGGTGTATTCTTTTGCGGTTATGTTGTCCAATTCCTTTTGAGAATCTTCAATGCGTTTTTGATAGGCTGATTTCTGCGCTGATTCTTCCGCATTTTTGGTTGACGATTTGTCGTTTATGTCTAAAAGTTTACGCTGAACGCGCCGGATGCCTTCGTTTGAATGGACATCGCCAAGCATGGCGTCTGCCTGAGCCTTGGTTATCTTGCCACTTTTTAGCATGTCGTAAATGACATCTTCAACACGCGAGCCGATGTTTGTTCCTTGAATCGTCAACGACCTATTAGACCTGTCTGATTCTTCGGCGGCGCGACGGGCCTTGATTGAATATCCGGCAATCTCGCCTGCGGTTATAACAGCCGCCAGAATACCGCCAAGCCTTGCAATTAAAGAAACCGCACCTCCCATATGCTGCAAAAATATGGTGAAACTGCTAAAAAAACGCTTGTAATTCCCGCTGAATAATTCACGGGTCATCACAATCATTTCGCGGCGGGCGGTGGAGTCAATGGCTATACCCTCTGCGCCGTGAACCACCCCACGCGCACCAGATTTTCCACCAGCCGCCAAGTCACCAGCAACAGAACCAAATGCACCAGAACCCGCCGCAATCTCGCGCTGTGCCGCCTGCTCTGCCATCCACGCCTCATCTAGAGCCTTTTTATTTGCTACGTTGGCCTCATACAATGCCCACGATTTAGCCGCCGAAGCCTTTTCAATCGCCATCCGTTCCGCCGCGATTCTTTCTGCTGAACGCACTTCGGAAACCTCCCGCTCCTTCATTGCAGCTTGCCAAAAACCAACATATTCTTGAGAAGCGCGACGTTGACGCGCCAGCATATCCGTTGTGCCGCGAGTGACAGCATCGGCGTTAAACCCCATCCTCATCAAGAATTCTTCGGTTTCAGTTGCCATAATCAGTTAGTGGAATAATCCACGTCGCAATTAAGCGAGTCGGAACACATCGGCGGATTCTCTTGGTTCAATTCTTTTACATATTCCTCATATCGCATCTGCTTTCGCTGTTCACGGTTGATTTCAGTCAGAGCATCGCGTAAATGATGCTCGCTCCGGTTTGTGACAATGGCTTTGGGGTCTTCCCATTTGGCGCGGAATTTCCTCAACTGAAAAATGATTTTCAACGGGACATGGATGGGGCTTGGCAGATTTCGATTCAATCCAAGCAACCTTTGAAACCAGTTTTCTTTATGGTTTTCCCAAAAGTTAATCGGCAATCCGTAGTGATGATTAAGCTCGTGAGCTATCCCGACTTCAAAGGCGAAATAGCTCTTATCGTCGCCTCCTGTGCCTGAGTCGTCCGCGTCTATGTATGTTCCTTCAATGTAATCTAAGATAGCTTGGCAAACTTCATCAACCTTACGCGCCATGATTCCAGAAAAGGCTTTATTGAACTTATCCCTTTGTGTGTCACGAAAACGCCAGTTGCTTTTGCTGGTCAAACTTCCCGGCTTGAACATGGGGGAAACAATCCATAGAAAATTCAGGATGTCATTCAGGATTCCCGGCTTTTCGCACAGTGCATCCAATGGCGCACCGACAAGGAACGGGCTTTTAACGAGCGCGAGCCATCTAATGTGGTAAGCCGTCAAAGGCTTTACCTCATATCCTAGAATGTTCTCGTTAAATCCAAGGCACGCTGAACCGCGTATGAAATTTTCACGCGCAACCGCTTCGATATATGCCGGATAATCAGAGACGCTAAATGCTCGCGCTCCTGTTTCCATGTTGTTTAGAACTGCGAAAGTGTCGGGTCACTGTTCACGCGGTCAAGCGAGAGCTTCAAACCAAACTTGTTAACCTGACTGCCTTGGACAGAATCAGAATCAACGAACCAGCGCGAGGCCGGAACTTGAACAGGCACCGCAGTGGTAGACGCTGCCGTCATGCCAACACTGATTTGGCAATAGTCACCGGGGCAAAGCGTAGGGGTGCCAGCGCCAGCCATCTGCGCCGTAAGTGATAGCTTCGGGTCTTTGCGAACTAGCGAGGGGTCGCCAGAATCTTCCGAGAAGATGCCTGTGCGTCCCATTGGTGCGCCAGCAAGCTCAAGACTCAAATCTTCGATGATGTAGCTGCCCAAAAGTGTTCCAGTTGCCGCATTGCCAAAGGTAATCACATTGGCGACGTTGGGGGCGGTATAGCCAGCCGGATAAATGCCCGTTGTATCGGCGGCATAAGTCGGACGGTAGAAGTTGACGACGGCACGGGAGCCAAGAGGCAAACCAGCCGAATTGTAAAGGACTGCGGGTGTTACAAACATAATATTTAAGTGGTTAATGTTCCTCCCGGCCACGCATTTGCACGGACGGAAAATGTTAAGTTGACTGTGAGCGGTGAAAAATAGCTATCGTCAATGGCCGAAACCTGTGTATTCTGGCTTTCGACTTCAATCCTGCCCAATTCGTGATATTGAAGCAGTGAATTCAATCCAGTTGTGCCAATGACATCGCCATAATTAGGGCCGGGGGCCACGGCTGGCGTAGGTTGCAAGGCGGGAATGATTGCATTGACCAAAGCCCGCAACTGTGTATGCATCGTGTAATCAGGCAGCGTGATTATTCCCAATCGTATTTTGCCAGCCCATGCCTTGTTTCTAGCCGCGTTATTCGCATCTAAAATCCATTGTTTCATCTCCTGAATGTCAAATTGTGAGATATAGACACGCGGACGGCATTGGGTGAAAGTCAAAGACTGGAAAGCCGTGTAGAAAGCAATCATGCCCGCTGGCGGTTGCCATTGTTCACGGGTTATATCCGTGTCATCAGCTGGCTTTGCGAAGGTGCCGATTGAATCTTGACAAAAGAACGCCTGAATCGCCTTTTCAATCAGGCTAAAATCATAAATCGGGATGAAATCTTGAATCATTTAGTTATTAATCACGTCTTCATTCGACTTGAACACGCGGCCATTATTCCAGTCATAGGAATAGCCTTTAAGAATCTTTGAAATCTTTTCCTTGGTGATATAAACACGTCGCGCAATGCTGGAATTTATTTTTCCATTCACAATCGGGTTATTGACAACACCGGATGCGCGTGAACCGAACACGATAAATCCTTCGGTGTCACTAGAACGAGACGCATCTGTAAAAACGCTTTTCCCATTGGCAACAACATTCGGGATTTGCTTTGTAACCCACACTGGAAAGCTATTTGTGCCAAGCAATTCATTGGTTGTGCGGGCGAACGAGGCTTTCAACTGACCAAACTTGGATTTGATTGATTCCATAACGCCCTTCATGGCTGATTTGGAAACTAGAACGCGGTTAACCTGATAAACCCCCTGCTTACCGCGTGTACCAAGATTGATGCGAGATTTTCCACGGTTTCCAATGCCACGATTTCCAACACCAGAACGGTATGATTCAATGGCATCTGCTTGACTGCCCCGCAACTGGCTATCCTCGTCCTTAATCCCAATCAAGAATTTAGGGCCAGCCGTTAACCAAGTAAAGTCTGGATAACTTGAGTTATGCTGGTTTTCTCGCACAAAAATTGAATGGTCTGGCGAGGTTGTCAGCACGGATTTAACCTGTTTTCGCATCTGCTTATCTGCCTTTCCCAACGCGCTAGGCGGCATGTTACGAGACGCATCCGCCGCCATCTGCCCAGTCTCAACCCTCAAAAGATTCTGCAAATCACCACTAGACGCACCGAGTCCAAGCAATGCACCAACTAGGTTAGATTGCTTATCAATAAGAACGTCCATTTCTGGATTGCAAGTTATCATTTGTCTTTGGCAATTATCTCCACCAATTCAAAATCTTCCGTTAAAAAGTTTGCCTGTTTTTGTACCAGCGCATTCCATGTTTTACCGTCGTCGGTTTTTATCCGGTCTGTTTTAGACAGCCTTGGATATGGATATTTAACATCAAACCTCAACATTACTTTCGCTCGAGGGTCGTTATTATCACCTTCCCGCAAGTTTAAATCCTGTTCTATCTCGCGGACGCCGGTAAAATACTTACCGGCGTCCAGACCCGTCATAACCAATATGCGTTCGCCGTGAACCGCACTAATCAGGGGCATCAGACTGACCCCTAACATGGTGTCAGAGAGTGCTCCCATAATTTTACAGCCCCGGTTTGCCGCTAATCTCAACCACAATGTTGGTCAAAGCAGAAACGCCGGGATTTTCAATCGCTTGCAATGCCAGATAATTCCAGCCGCCAGTCGCAACAGTGTTGGTTTGGCAGGGTTGAGTTGAGCCAATTGCATTAACTGGAATGGTCAATGTGAGAACGGCATAATTAGTGACCCAAAGCCCTGCGCTGCCGGTGCCGCCATCGGCACTTGCCGCAAAGCGGAAGACAACCGCCGTAGAACTGGCATTAGTCGCCAGCAAATTGCCTGTGGTAACAATGGTCACATAATTCTGCGGGCCAGACAGCGTATTTGGATAGCCAGTCAGATTATCAACGGCAGACGGCAAAAACCCGTTCGTGCCGAAGTTGGGCTGCAATCCCGTGCTGCCAGCCAACTGGTAAACGATGTTTGACGCACCGGGAACCTGACCGTTCTGGAATGTATTGGTATAGGTGCCAAGTCCGTTCGTACCACCATAAAGCGGGACGTTGATAACGGACGACGTGCGGCCATCCAACAGGGTTACGAGGCCAGCCGTTGCGGGCATAACCAGCGCGATACCAAAGGCAACGCCCATGCCGATTTTCTTGAATTTGTTAAGAATTTTCATTTTGTTTTGTTTGATTTTTGATTGTTTAAATTATGGTTACTTTTTCCCGTGGTCAGAGCGGATACTGGCTATCATTGAATTCTTTTTAGCCAGCAAGGTTTCATGTTCAAGCTCTTTTTCAGCCTGTTCATCCGCCATACGCTTTTCTTGACGCTCCTGAGCGTCTTTTACGGCATCTTCAATGCGGTTAAGGTTTTCAGTATTCAACTTGCGCTTGGCTTCATCCTGTTCCTCAGTGATTAGATTCAACGCGGAACTGGTGTAGTTAACCCTGCCCGTGATAACCCGCTCGTAATCCTCATTCACAGGAGCAGATGCCGCAATCTCGCGGTAAACCTGCAAATGCGAATTGAATTCCTTAGTGGGTTGAACCAAGACAAAGTAATCGCCTTCATTGACCGTGATGGTCAATTTCTTGCGGCTTTTTGCCAATGTAACATTTTCGCTCATAATTTTATTTAGGGGAGTGTGCCGGTTTCAAGCGGCGACACTCCCCATGTTTTCATTACACACCAGCGGAGGTAAGTCGGTAAAGTGCCGCGAGTTCGCCAAGGCCGGAGCCATAGCTGCACTCAATGATTTCGTTGTCCCGGTTCTTGGATTCATCGCCCCAGAACTGATAGGTAAACGCCAGACCAGTCTGGTCATCCGTGATTTGCTCGTAGGAAACGAGTTTCTTCAACACACCCGGAGGCGGCATGATAGGAGCCGTCGCAATGAGCACGGCGGAAGGCCATGCCATGAAACCGGCCATGTTCGGGTCAGTGCCATTCGTAACCGTGCCGTCACCGCCGCGAATGAAGTTCGCAACCGGCACCAGCGGATCAGCAATGATGTTTTCAAACCCGTACAGACCGCCAACGATACCCTTGCGGATAACGTCCGTGGTGCCAATCGCCAGCAATGGTGTAATAGCGGGGTCAATCATCAAGTTTGTGTAGTAGGACGGAGCCAGAACCACATTGCGCCCATTGATGGGCCAGAAGCCTTTCGTGGCAGCGAGCGCGAGCACGTTACCAACAATGGTATGGTCGAAACCACCAGCCGCGCCGGTATAAATGGCGTTGCCGAAGTTCGCAGCATTGATTTGGGTGCCGATGATATCAGCGCGAACGTCAATCGCCAACTGTTCACCAGCCATAACGGACAATTTCTGAATGTCCAACCAAGGCTGGCGACGGATTTCGTAAGCGGTGAACGCGAGCGGCTGATACTTGCGACCTGAACCAGCGGAGGCAACTCCGTTGCCAATACCGCCAACAGTGACTTGCTTGTAGAGCGTCTGCGCGTTCGCCGCAATCGTGTAACCGGCAGCATAGGTGAATTCCGTGCTGGCGGTCGTCGAGAGCGGGTAGTAAGGCA